GTTCTGAGAACGACGATCCTTATTGTCTGGGTAGGTTAATACCTATTCCCGATAAAGGAAAGTTCAGAAATATATTAATAGGACATTGGGCCCTCCAACTCAAGACCAAGAAATTGGCTGATTGGTTGAGGTCCTGGCTTTGGCAACAACCTCAGGTCGCATCAGGTGATCAAACAAAAATGGTTAAGTTTATTCTCGAGGCCCAAAAGGCCAACAGATTATTACTTTCCATTGATTTGTCTGAAGCCACCGATAGACTGTCGGTTGATTTCCAACGCGAAATCCTAATCTCTTTAGGTTGTCCCCGGAGTTTCCTTTCCTTCTTTTGCTTACCTTTTATCTACCGTGATAAAGATTACGGTGGGACTACGGATAAACTCAAGAAAGGTTGGTACTCAAACGGTCAACCTATGGGACTCTATATTTCTTTTCCCATGTTCGAGCTAGCCCACTATGTTATCCTACAATTTGCAGTTGCTACCAGTGATGGTGCAACATTTTGCATCTGTGGGGATGACGTGGTCGTAGCATGTGATACCAATGAGCAGGAGATGGTCATTACTGAGAGATACAGGAACCTCATCGAAAGATTTGGCGGCCTAGTATCTGAAGCAAAGACTATCGCTAGTAGAGATATTGCCGAAAGTGTTGGAGCAATCTTCATTAGAGGATACAAAGATGTACGTATCCCTTCTGGAAGGCTCTCTACACTTGAGGCCTATGAGAACTATACTCAACTTAATTGGGAGATATCGCATGGTACTCCTCTCGGTAGGGCAATTCTTTATCCTTGGTTATCCACCAAAGAAACGAAGAGTTACACTTATACCCAGAGGCAGAACATGAATGAATATTTCTGTCATAAAGATTTGAGTAGTTGGTCCCTTGAATCTCTACGATCCTTGTGCTGCCGAGACAATATGCCCCAGACCTGGAACTCTTGGGAAGAGTCACCCGGGCCCTTCTGGATGATGAATCAGAAGGAGCCAGTGAACATCTACCGGTTCATAGGTAAGGAGAAATTTCTCGATAGTCTATTAACCAACAAGATCATCACCCTTTTAAAAGGAGACAAAACTTGCCAGAAAATAAAAGATCGAAAGTGACTTACAAGGGTACTTCACAGTTCACTTCCTTACTCCTCAAAGAGAGCTTTGAGAGAGATCTTCGTTTATTCGTTGATCTTCTCGAGAAGTTAAAACTGGAGCACAGATTGACTAATGATGTCTCTCTGACCGTGATCACTGACGGTGGTAGGAAGGAACTCGTTATAAACGGTTTTATACCTGACCACGTTACAGTGTACGACTATCCTGATAAGAAGAAATAACAATTGTTATTCTTGACCCCCTCTAAGTGAGAGGTGAGGTTTCCTGAAAGGATAGTATGTGGCACCTATAAGTTCATTACAG